CTCCTCTGAGGATTTTGACTTCTCTGGCAATGAGCCAATAGATCATGGAAATGGATTCAGTGGTTCTGTTATTGCAGGGAATTGGGACGTCGACGAAATCTAATGGGGAATCTGTTCCGCACAAAGCTATGCAAGGAATGTTAACATAGCAAGCTTCCATAACTGCTTGATGATCAGATCTGGGGTCGGTCACTATGACTAATCTGGGTTCCATGAACTTTTTGGTGTTCTAATTTGTAAAGGTTCCGGGAGTCCATCTTGTTGAGGAAGTGGAAACACATTTAATATGTCCTGCGAACTTGAAAACAGCTCTTTGGCCGAAGGTTCTTGATGAAACGACCACCACTTCATTAGGGTTATCAATTGCAGCAATTACTCTAGCTGCCTATGATGCTGAGTAGCATCTAGTGCTGTTTAGTTTATGCACGGTAAAATCAACCCGATATAACGGCCATAGGCCAATATATAGATGGGTTCATGCATATACGACAGCAGGTCTGGGTCTTACCCTAGTGAGACAGGGTCGTGATCATTAACCATAGAGGATAGGCATGAGTTCAAGCACGTTGTATCTTTTAATCGCGCTCTCTCATGTCGGAACTTTCCTACTAGGCTTTTTCGTTGGAAATAGACTATCCCCTAAGGAGACAGCACATGACGGTAAGACGCAAGCCAGTGGCCAAAGATCCGGTCCTTACTTACTTGGACCGAAATCTAAAGCTCCGCGCAAAACGAAATACCGTTGAAATTGTGCCTAACAAGCAGAGTCACGTTTACAATGTGGCCTCTGCCATCTACGACCTTATTTCGGTCGTAGCTCCAAAGGGAAAGACTGACCTCCTGAGTAAGTTCTTCGCTAAGCCAGAGGCGCAGCTTGCGCTCGCCTCGTTGCTGGCCCTCGCGGGAATTCACGGAGGAGATAAAATGATGGCTATAATTCAGGTACTCCAAGCAACGGTGGATGAATTCGCCAGAGCTCCGGAGATTACAATACCTGAGGTGCGGCCATGATGTCAGTCTGCCGGGTGTTTTCACTTCTGTGGCGCCTTTTGGCGCTAACCTCATTTTCGAGGTGATGCATGCCAGTGTATATATCCACCAAGACACGTACTCTGTATCTTTCTGAGAGGACGTGGTCCAAAGGTGATTCTGATACTGGCTACCCGTTTCCGGTCCTAAAAGCCGTGAACCTAAAGTTCACGAGGACACGTACGGGGGCAGCGTTGGAACACTGGAAAGATCGAATAAGGCAACATCTCCCTGCTACAACGCAGCTAGATGGTGTATATAATTCGATCGAATCGATTCCGGGATATCAAACAACCCGGTTTCGGTGGGACCCTGTGGTCGGCTACGCAGGTGGAAGAACCGAACGGACTCACACTCATGCCGGCGAAATATCAGCCTACATAAGCAGTGAACCAACTCCGAACTTTACCTGGAATTCTGCAGCAGATTCAAGGGCAAGGAACCGGTTCCTAAGTGAAGTCAGGAGCGCTCAGACATCGATACAGTCTGGTGTGTTCTTGAAAGAACTGAAGCAGACCGTGAACTTGTTGAGGAGACCGGCGGAGGCTTTCTGGAAACTAAATAATCAGTACTACTCAGCCTTATATCAAAGAAAAAGGCGTGTAGGACCGAGGAAGTGGTGGAAGGATCTTCCGTCGATTTGGCTCGAATACTCCTTTGGTTGGCGTCCATTGATGATGGACATTGACGATGCTTGGGGCGCGCTTAACAGACTTCTCGAAAGAGAATACGTGATGCGCGTCATGGGTAACGGCAGTGATTCCAAAAACTTGAGCGAGACCAACGGGAACTACCAACCGTCAGCACCTATTGCTACCAAAATCCAGTTTCGGTATAACAGCCGGAAATGGGAGAAGGATACGGTGCGTTATTTAGGCGGCGTATTGGTTCGAGCAACTACGACCTTCTCCGATAAGGCAGCCGTCTGGGGTTTTAATCCAGAAGAGTTTCTGCCGTCGGCATGGGAAATACTACCCTGGTCGTTCCTCATTGACTACTTCGTCTCTATAGGCGATTATCTGGATGCGACGTTCGCAAATACGGCGACTGTTGTCTGGGCGCAATCTACACGCCGGCAGTTAACGCTAGTTTCACGCGTTGACATACCGGATACGGATGGCGTCAAGAATCTGTTGCCAGCGTCGTCATATGTTCATTCAGTTGGGTCACCCTCTTGGGCACGTTGGAAGAGAGCTGTCGTTACACGTCGCGAGGTAGCGCCGGGTTCAATACAACCGGCGCTATACGTTAAGTGGAACGGGCCTAATTTCGGGCAATTCGCAAATATTTATGCGTTGCTCGGACAGGCAAGCAGCAATCTTGAACTACAACACGTGAGCCGTCGCTCGTTTCGGATTCATGGAGCGAGGTGATGGTTCCCATTCTTTTTGAAAGGACAACTCGATGTACGCACCAACTACGCCCGTAACTGGGCTTGCGCAGACGGGTCTGACCACCCCCACTTATACCTTGACCGCGGACGTTGCGCCGGATAATAACGGTAAGCAGCATGCGGTAACGGCTCTGGGTGGGACTCAGACTGGAGTCACAACGCATAGTGTAGCTTCGCCCTTTACAGCAACTCTATCGAGGCCTCGGGTTTTCAAATCTCTAGGAAAACCGAATCCGACGACTGGGTTGATCAAGGACGTGCCGATGAACACTTACAAATTCCTTATTAGGAAAGGTGTGACGCCGGCTGCAGGGCAACCGTACAGCATCATGATTATCCGGATGGAGGTTTCAGTTCCAGCCGGGTCTGACACGTACGACCCCGCAAATGTTCGCGCGGCACAATCACTGGCCTACGGATTGCTTTCCCAGCAAAGCGCTGGTATAGGCGACACGTCGGTTCAGGGGATCATTTGATCCATTTGTAAGTTGGAAACATACGGGTAGCCGTGAGGCTACTGCGCCGAGAGGCGCAACGTAAGTTCATCGGAAAGGGAAGCTATGTACATTGATGCTAGTGACCTAACCGCTCTCCTCGAGAGCGATCTGTTTAGTGGTGGATGGAATGGGTCTTTAGAACCTTATCCAGGTCAGCCGACTCGGCAGTTTGCTATGGCACACCTACGTAAGTCGCTCGTGAAAAAGTACCTTCCAGGTACCCAAACGACGTCTGCGTCGGCTGATGCCGCAGCATTAGACAAGTTCATGAAAGTGAACGAGTCTTGCCGTAACTGGTGTTTGGATACATCCAGCCTTACTACATGGGAGGCGGAGATTGTCGGTGAAGTGAAAGCTTTAATCGACGATTTCTTCTATCCGTGTGGTGACCGTGACTTCGTCCTTTCTCAGCAATCTATATATGCTGGGTTTGGGTTAGGGAACGGGGCGAACATAGGTTGCAAAGAAACCGACTTGTATTCTAAGTTGGCAACTAGCAATCTTGCAGCCACAGATCGATCTCTCCATATCCTTTACATGGATGCTATACAGCACCACCCTACGTGGCTCGGTATGGAAATATCCCGAGATAAACGTATGGGTAAGAGTATAGTACTGGGGAGTCGTCTTAGTTTCGTACCTAAAACTACGGAAATATCGCGCACCATATGCACTGAGCCAGTTTTAAATATGCTGTTTCAGAAAGGCATAGGCAACGCGATTGAGCAAAGGCTTAAACAGGTCTTTTCTATTGACCTGTCAAAGCAGCCCGATCGTAACGCCGAGCTAGCTCTGCTCGGATCACTCAACGGGTCGTTCGGTACTATTGACCTCTCGTCTGCTAGTGACTCGATCTCTATAAACCTTTGCAGGGAAGTGCTGCCGCGTAGGGTGTTTGACATCCTTATGCGGTATCGCTCACCTGTGGCCGAGATTCCGTCGGTTGGGAATGTAGAGTTGCATATGATATCGTCCATGGGGAATGCTTTTACTTTTCCCCTACAGACGATGCTGTTTGCTGCGATAGTCTGCAGCTGTTACCGGGCATACGGCCTACCGGTCGTATTCTCGCGAGACAGTAACTGGGCGAAAGCCCAATGCGGCAAGAATTTCGCCGTGTTCGGAGATGACATTATTGTGTATAAGCGAGCTTACAAGCTCGTGGTACGCATGCTTGAAGTCTTCGGGTTTGTCGTAAATGCAGATAAGTCCTTCAATGAAGGAGGATTCCGTGAGTCGTGCGGCCATGATTATTATTTCGGCCGTGAAGTCCGAGGCGTCTATATTAAGAGCCTAAGAGACTCAAACGACTGTTACTCTGCAATCAATCGACTGGTCCGTTGGACTGCGCGACATGGGGTTTATCTGACGTCCTTAGTTTCCTTTCTAAAGAAGAAGTGCAGGTTTCTACCTGTGCCTTACGAAGAGAGTGATGACGCGGGAATCAAGGTGCCGCTTTCCATGTATACCGGACGTCGTAAGAATCGTCAAGGCCTGGTTTCATACAGGCTTAGCGCCTTACGAGAGCGTTCGGTTTCGCTGGTCTGGGCTGAAACGCATTATACAAATGTGCGTAATAGCCCTTGCGACGTACCCGTAGCGCCGAGGTTGAACGGCTGGTTTAATAACCCAGACGGTCTTCTCTTTGCGTTCGTTGCAGGTAGCATTAGGGAAGGCAAAGTCGTCCTTAGAAGTCAAAGACGAACTGCCTTTATCAGAAGGAGATGTACTCCGCGTTGGGATTATGTCCCTTCCGCTTACGGTGTAAACCGTGAGTGGGCCGCCGATTGGAAAACGGCGGCCGAGGGGCTCCTTGGTTAAGAGCTCCTCACTCCTCGGCCCGTATTAGATCTTGGGCCACCCCGGGATACAAAACAAAAGTTGCCTCGCATCCTGGG